CAGAAATGCTCAGGCCCCCTCTTGCGAGAGAGCCGTTGATTTCTGGGGTTGGTATATGATAATTTACTTACTCCACTCAATGGTGGAAACCAACCGAAAATTCGGTGTCGCCCTTATAGGACGATATAACCTCCCTGACGGGGAGGCATTGTTTTATTCTGGTCAATAGTGACACCGGCCCGTAGGACCGTTTCTAACTTTCGCGAGAACGTCGACTGATCAAAACGTTAATAAGATCACGGAGAGACCTCCGTACCTATACTGTTGATAGACAGTGGTGAATCAAAGCTGGGGAACTCAATTCCTCCTGGCACGGACCGCGAATGCGGCGTCGACTAGGTTAACAAGATAGAACTACCTATTCAAAGATCGTTGGGTGAGAACACCCCCCCGTTAGAGTTCGGGTTATAAAACTTGGCATCGGAAGATGCTGCGTCGCGAGGACGCTATAAACTCCGCCCAAAGGGCAGGTCGTCATAGACGTTAAAGTATGGCAGAACAAACTGCTAAAAGATCGCTCACCAAGAATGGTGGTTAACCCGAAATGGTTTATAACTTCGCGTCATGTGTCGTGACGTAAAATCAGACTGCAGATGGGGCTGTATATCCTCACCGTAAAAGCTCGAGATTAAAGCTTGACTGCTAGGAGAAAGCTAGCATGGGTGTGTGGGTAGCCGCAATGCTACAAGCCAGAAAGTAGGGGAGCTGGGCTTAGGGCCTGCTAATCCTGAAATCCTAACTTTCACATATGTGCTGGGCCCTTACGGGGGTGATGGCTCCGGTAGACGTAACCATTCGTCGCCGCCCATTAACCGGACATATGTTGAGGGTCGAGAGAGACTGACCACATTTGCCGAAAGAACTAAACTTTAAAGATCGCTCACTAAGAATAGTGACTTGGGAGTAGTTCCTATTTTATCGTAAAAGCTCGAGAAATAAAGCTTGACAACCAGGAGATAGCTGGTATAGGTTAGTATATGGACGCACCACTACTGGTTAATTTTCGTACCCTACTCAGGCCTTCATGGTCGCGGACTACCCCTGTGAGGGGTAAAACTGGGTAGGGCCGGTGGTGTAAGGCTAGATGTGCAGCCGCAAGAACCAAACTTCAAAGATCGATCACTGAGAACAGTGACTTGGGAGTAGTTCCCGCGTTGGTGTCCGCCAACAAGAATTGAGCTGCAGCGCGTAAGCACCGTTAACTCACCCTCTGCCGAGGGCAAACATCAAGACGAAAGTCAAGCTTTTTACCTCCTCTACCTTCCAGTTAGCTGGTATTGGTGGCCCCGGATGTTTGATAATGGCGTAAGGACTATGACTGTAATATTAAATGTTATGTATCGGTTGACTCGTCAGCCTCGAGATGGAGTTCCACTATAGATCACGGATTAAATACCCGGTGCATGCTCCTTCATGCTTGGATCGCGCGGCCACTTGCCAGCCAAAGGAGCTGGTTGTATCCCTAGAATCACGAGACACGTGTTTGTTGGTTGCGGCGTTGGTTTGACCACCGCGTACCGATTGGATATCAAAATGGTCGGATTATGTTGAGATTTTTCGTTGTATTTCAAGAATAGTGTTTAGTTAGCGAGATGCCAATGTGGAGAAGCCCAACGATCAAGAGTAGCCCCCTGGCAATACCAGCAAGGACCATGCTTAGATCTGAAGCCGAACCCGACATCGCCCCTGTGAAAGCTGCAACACCAGTTAGAATTATGGCGTAGGATTGATACTATTTCACAAAGTTGCGGGTGGAACCCAACACAACCCCGAGGAGTCGAAGCGAGTTGATTTCGCATTGCATGGAGGATTGCAGTCGCTGGCTAGAACCCAGCACCCGACCACGAGAGGAGGAAGGGGCGTCTGACACTAACGTATTCCGTGACTAAAACTCATTGGTTTAAAGTGTCCTCCAACGGCTTGGGTTTGCCGTTGTTGTGAAAATTGCCCACTACAAATACGAGAAGAGGGAGGAGTCCCCACAGAATCCACTCTGGCTACCGGGAAAGACCGGTACAGCCGCGACTCATGTTGGGTCCCTATTGGGATCCATTGTTTGAAGCAGCAGGCTTCGCAGAGGCCTTTAACTCTGCGACTCATGCTGTGGAGGCAGCGCAACCTCCAAATCGCCTTGATGCAGGTGTCGATAGCATCCCGGCATACGCGCTAGCGTTGTTGGACCTGGAGAGGTTAAACTCAGACGTTCCGTTAACCGCGCCCCGTGAATTTTGGGCATGTAGTGAACGTGTACGAGATGCTCTAGTCAAGGAGGAGCTATCGTACGAGGCGCAAATGCGCTTAGCCAACTCTGTGTTGTCGACACAGCGTGGGTGGGTTAACAAGGCCCCACAAAAACGGGTTGGGTCACCCGTTAAACAAAACACCCCCAAGAAAGTTGGGTCTCTTTCTAAAGAAAAGACCACCCCAAGCCTCGCCACAAGGTTTGGTATCGGTGAGGAACGTCGAACCTCCCATAAAATCCGCCGCTGTTTCAGTTGGCGGATAGTGCAAGCCCAGCACTTAAAAGAAGTGGCAGAGAACACTAGTCTTTACGAGTGGTTGACTAGGAACACCAAGTCCAGTGGGTTCGCTGGCAAGTGGAGAGAGGCGGAGGTTGCGGCGCGGAAGATTGCCGATGAGTGTTTTAAGAAGGTCCTACCCAACCGGAAAGCGAAGACCACCCCTATAATGGGCAATGGCAAAAACCGGGAGGCTGGCGGGACTCAACACTCGTATGGCACTGCAAGACGCCCTGAAAATTGGGGGAAAAATGAGAGCACGAAAAACACGCGCACCTACCCATTCAGATATGGCATATACAAGAACGCCGTTCGAATGTGGGACAAAGCGCCTGAAGGGCGCCCTCCAAGTTATGAGGTTCTTAACAAGAAAAACCTCCCTGAGCCCATGTCATCGTATGAATCATACGAAAGCTGGGCTAGACAGCTGTCCAATGTCTATAAACGTGACGCCCATTGTTGCACAATGTATGGGGTTCCACAAGAGGACGGCTTCCCACTAAATCCATTTGGGAAGTTTATCCACGGTCTCGCGATGGTCAAGAGGTTCGATGAAGTCGAAGACCTCGAAGAGTACGTCGAGCGAGTGGGGGTGGTCGAGAGCCTGACATTGCTAGGCATGCAGGTAACCGGAAGTACGATAGGTGGAATACATTACGGTATGAAGCTAGTATCGGGTCCGGCTCGAAAAGTAGTTTGGGAGCTACTTAAGAAAATCCCACGGTCATGCAGCCGTAGATCAGCATCAGGTGGAGTGGCGTCCACCTCGAATCATGCCAACAACGACACCCCTGGCGGGCAAGGGCCAGGCCGTATCGCTGTTTTCCGGTCATACGAACCGGTTGTGTTCGACCTTGAAGAGGTCGACCATCAAGTCAGAAATGACTTGGAGTTTGGGGGGGTATATCTAGAAAACCCCCTTGGTGTGACGCACCAGTCTGGTCAAACAAGACCAGAGGAAACGATACGGGATGCAACACATGACCCCGTACCATTCCGGCAGCAGGAGGAGTTAGACCTCGATAAAATAACCCGTGAATCGACAGACGGTGACTGTCAACCTTTGCAGGCGTCAGATTGGATGAGCGAGGACGAGCTCGCTATCTGGGCTGCAATAAAAGAAAAGGCTTATGAGTTCGGCATTTTCTCCCTGGCCACATTGTCGGGGTTCTTTTCCCTCCCCATATCAAGAATGGGGATACTTAAAGAGCGGACGGTTCAATTGCAGCGCGCAGCATTAGACAAGTATCTGCGTGCTCTAAAAACCGGTTCCACTGAGTTAGCTAAACTCAGATGTCAATGGCGATGGTTCGACAACATCGTCACCAAAATTAGCAAATCCCCCGTTGCCAGCGGGGACTCTTGGGCATGGTACGAAACGCCTGAGGGTAATCTGGCTTTTAAAACTAGAAATAAGGTCAAGCCGGCCTGGGCCCCCCTTCTGTTCGGAAGGGACCCTTCAAAACTTTCTCACGCAAAATTGCGTATGCCAACGCTTGAAGGACATCAAGGTGCGCAAGTAGTTGTCAAAAGCAGTTATGAGGAAGCACTCGAGTGGCACTCGAGAATAGTGGCGGATAGTATGGGTATGGATCCGTCAGAAATCATTACCCGCGCGGAGGTGGTCCGTGCATTTAACCAAAATCCATACGTGGATAACCACCTTAAAACAGTCAAGGAGACCCACCCACTCTTTGATGGTGTCAATGATGGGATGGATGGCCTGCTAATAGCCGATCGGGAAACCGTTTGGGACTCAATGCAGCGCTATGGGCCAAGGATGGAGCCCGAAAACCTATCTAACTCCGAAATAGATCGCATCGCATCAGCAATGTTTTGGAAAAACCCGGGTCTTTACGCCCACGCACAATTAACGCCTCTTAAGAAAGTTGTAAAGAACTTAAAGGCGTCACCAGGTTACCCTCTCCTATTCATCAAGCAAAAGAGGGATTTAAGGTCTCAGAAGACGTTGATGCCTATATTAAACGCAGCGAGAAACACCCTAGCCTATGACACGGTGGCAGAGGGAATATCTCATGTCTTTCCAAAAAGTCAAGCAGTATGGAAAGACAAATTGCTAATTCCGGGTAAGCTCCGGACTATTGTTGGTGTCGGGATTGTGTCGCAAACCCGAGGTCGCATCATCAATGGGGACATTAACGACCGCCGTGATCCATGGAACGCCCCTGGGAAACCAGGGATGCCCATGACGGGCCGTGCATTTAATGAGATGTACAAGGCATCGGAGCATCACACACATCATTACTCCTTAGACGGGACGAAATACGACAGCACTGTAGCAAGGCAAGTGGTCAAAGTCTCATCTCGACTTAGGAAAATGGGTTACGAATGGCACCCAGACGCAGAGCACATATGTCGTGCGATCGAAGCCATCGAGGAGACCGTGGCGCAGTCTCACTTAGTCAATTTATGCGCCGACAAAGTGGATGACCCCCTCCGCCACATGTACAAAATGGGGGGGATAGCAACTGGTCACGAATCGGTTACCGAAGATAACACACAGACACTTCAGGTTACCGTAGTAGCGACACTTTGCCGACTCTGGCACGTTACGCCAGAATTTGTGATAGACGCGATCTCTCTCGAAAACACAGGAGACGACAACTTTCTGCACTGTAGTAGAGAGATAGATCAAGTCGAATTTAAGAGGATCGCAAAGGAACTCACAGGCGTCGAGTTCCGCTTTGAGGACGCCAAAAAAGGAAGCTTAGAAGGCATTGAATTCCTTGCCAAAACAGGATATTTAATGCAGCCTTCTGATATCGACGAGCTGGAAAGGTTCGATATCGACACAGACGGATTGAAGTATAAGGTCGTTCATAACCGAGACACTCTCCGAATGCGCTACGTGACCTTGCGACAAGACGGTCACACTCGAAAGTCGATGCAGCGCCCATTTTCGAGGGCACAATATATGCTGCAGCGAATAGCAGGTTACGCCCTGCTAACTGCGCACCAGCGCGATTTGTATGATTTCCTAAGCGAAGAACGGGAATACTACCTTTCTAAAGTTCCTGAGCAGCTGCAACAAAAGCTCAGAAAAGACAAAGCACTAAAGTTCCCAACATATAGAAAAGTAATGCAACTTTGGTACGCGCCCTTGCCCAAGGACGAAAATAAAAAGGGGCTAGTTCCCGTGTGGCTAGCGTATTGGGATGCGGCAAATATCGAGGGTTACAAGCTCGACCGCACCTTGCGAAAAACACGAAACTGGATGATGGGGCTAGACCCTGAATTTTGGGACTTACCGGATGTCCCCATCCATCACTTGCCTGGCGCAATGCAGGCTTGGTTGCCCACCTTCGAGGTGGAAGAATTTATTTATTTCAGGCAACTGGAATGGTCTTGGCCGACCGATCAAGAATTAGGCCCTGATCACGAATCGGCGTTCATACCGATCGTCACCGAGGAGCTCATGACTAGCCTCGTTAAACAAAGTCCTTTCATGGGTTGTACTGATGTGCCTGCGTTCTGCATGTCCGTTATACCACGATTGGAGAAAGAGATACGGGACTCTCCAAACCCGTACCAATTCGTCATTAGACAATGCGTGAGGACACGATTCCGCATGTCAATATTATCCTTCCTGTACAGTGCCTTGACGTTGGCGACTAGTGCAATACCAGCAGGTTGGATGTCGGTAGCACCCTTAGTCATGGACATCTACTATGGTGGTTTACGCCGGCTTTATAGCTGGATGAGCTACGCATATTGGCTTGACAAGGGGAGGGGGTCACCCGTAATATCAAATATGGCCCCAAAAGACCAGTTCGGTGTCTATAAACTCGGAGCGTGCAAACTTCTCCATATGATTCCAAGAAACTTCTCGCTGCCAGATCTCCTGCCGTTCTTAGCATTGGATTTTGGTGACGTGATAGAGAAGGGAGCAAAGGGGATAACGTTCCTACAAGGCCTTGCGACAACAAGGAAAGGCCAGGGAAAAGAGGCGATAAGTGATCACTCGAACAATGAGGTCGCCCTCCGATCCGAAACATGGTTTGGTGTCACCGTGGAGTTGCTCAATGAACTCCAAAAGACACCCAATCGCGCGATTATTTTAGATGCGCCGACTGGAAGCGGGAAGACTTTCTTCTTCCCACAACAAACAACGTCCAACCATATCCTGCATACAGGTATGGTCGTAGCAGTCCACATAATCTTGGTTCCTACAAGAATCCTAGCTCAGGAGACTAAGGTACCCGGTATAAAGTGGGTTAGACGGCAAAACCCGGGATTGCAACCCGGGATTAACGTCATGACGTATGGATACGCAAGGGCCATATGGCCAACCATATTATCATGTACGATTCCAAATCTCTCCATTGTTCAGTTGGATGAGTTCCATTTCCAAGAGCCTGATCAACTCTGGATAAGCGATGCAGCCAAGAAAGCACGCTATTGGAGGATCATATCCACCGCGACACCCGTACTTGGGATGGATCGCGAAGAGTTTGCCCGCTATAGGGCTCAGGTTAAAGGAGCACATGAAGTGCTTAGATACAACCTGGCTGGCTATGAGCCAACAAGAATGTTTCACAGTGTGATGACCAGTGCAGTCGCCCGTGAGCGGGGCTTCACTGATAGAATACTGTTAATCCACCCATCACTTCAAGAATGTGATAAAATATGTGAGTCTTTGCGGGTCAATGCCCGTGCCTATGGCGACTCATTTGCTGTCAACGTGATCCATGCAGGGAACCGGGTGGTTCCCAAAACAGGTCACATCATTGCTACTCAGATGGTTGATGCCGGTGTTACGATTAGTGGAATTTCTTGTGTGATAGATAGCGGATTGTCCACCGTTACTCACAAAGGAACTCTACAAACTGTACGCTGCACAAAGCAAACCTCCATTCAGAGGGCAGGGCGCACTGGGCGCACCCGACCAGGATTGTACATATCCTGTTTAAGTAGCCCAGAGAGTTCAGAACCTGACAGGTACCCGTCAGTACTGGACGCAATGGCTGCCACCGAAGCTTGGAATCTTCGAGGCAGATACAATTTCACAACAAGTTTCCTCCCATGGGATGATATACCGGCAGGAAAGCACCGGATTCACCCCTACATCGTGGCTGACATAGGTCACACACAGAGATGGTATCGCAGCATCCGAATATGGTACGAGATCATGTGCCAATATTCACAGTTGGATCTGCAAGACTGTCTCTTTAAAGCGAGGAACGATTACCGATCACTCCGCGAAGGTCGTCCACTACCAAGTGTGGAACATTTATTCCAATCCGAGTTCAATAATGACCGAGACCAGTCCGAAAGTCTCGAAGACCCATTGGACATGGAAAAAGAATATACCGATGGTGGGGTATGGCTACGCACTCTGGACGGTTATGTATCAAACCGGCCTGCGTTTCAAGGCAGCCATATTTCACACAGCGGTCCTACAGAGTCTCTGCTAGATGGGAAACCATCTATCACCCGCAGGGATTATGAAACAATCTATCGTAAGGAAACCTGTGCCGATAAGATAGATAATTTACTCAGACAGGGTCCAGTTAACGCTACTGACAATATACAACAAGCGGAACCTATCGTCGATGACTTTCCCCCGTACCTAGGGGACATTGACGAAAGGTGGGAAACCGATAGCGACAACACGGTAGTACCACAAGAACCCGGATTGGTCACCGGTTAAGCGAACGACCAGAGTTAGGGCACTCTACAAAAACCCAAACCTTTAGGGGAACATGCTGAGCATGTGAACCGGCCGAAGCGAGTAATGTCGAGCGGCCGTAAGTAGGTGTAGAACAAAGGGACTGAAACTTCGATGAGGGGGTTAACTGCAGTAGGC